TTCATCTATGCGCATAAGCAAAAAACTTGCATAGACTAGATCACCTAATAGCGGTGATCAATTGTGGTGCCCTCTATCGGACTCGAACCGATATGATATTTAAATCGAAAGATTTTAAGTCTTTTGCGTCTACCAATTTCGCCAAGAGGGCTAAACTCTTTATTCTCTAACTATAGCCTAAGTAAAAGGCTGTGTCAAGAGGCATGATGTTCTTTAAAGTTATTTCGATTAAAGACACCTTGATACTTCTTACCTAACCAAATCATGTATAAAGTATGGCTAATCTTCTTAGCTTTATAAGTAAATCCTTTTGTTAGATTTACTTGCTTATGCTTAGATTGATTAACTACGTCTTCATCTTGAATAAGTTTAACTTTAATCATAAAGACGTTCCTTTGCCAAATTTTGCTTAATTACATCATGTAGGTATCTAAGATTAGGAAATCCTGAATACATAGCAACGAATAAAAGTTTTTTATACATATTATATCTAAAAGAGTTTTTAGGATACTTCATCTTTAGTTTAGATAAAGTAGTTAATGCTCTTTGAGATAAACTCATTGAATAGTTCCTTCGTGTTCAGGAGGAGTAAAGCCTTTAACATATGTAATAATAGTATCAATTACTTTATCATCTGGTACTTGATAAGCAATTTGCATACCATCAATAATGGAATTAACTAATGCTTGAAATACTAAATCAAATGGTTTACCTACAAATAAAGGATACATTTGTTTTTGTAAAGCTGTAACATCAGCAAGTGTAAATTCTGATTTAATTTGATTATCATTCATTTCTTAAAACTCCTTAATGTTTTAGCTAATCTAGCTTCTTTAGCTACTTTACCATTACCTTTAGCAGCTTTGTTAATCTTCTTTAAAGGGATTTTATCCCCTTGTTTAACTCCTAAAGCTTTATGCAATGCACCTTTATTCTTAGTTGCTTTAGCTATCCAATTCTTTTTCATCACACTCTCCTAAAAAATGCCCCTCAAAGCGATTTTATCACAGGCAGGCCCTTGCAGACAGCCGAAAAATATGGTATGTCTTCGACCCATAGACGGAATACTAGTGGGGCACAGGTGCCCTCACTTTTTTCAGAACGAAGTGATGAAAAATGAATTAATGCAACTTTTTTCGATTTTTTATTTCTTTTCTATCTTATTTTAGAACTTTTACTATCATAAATAACTAATTCAACCTTTTCTCTTATCACATTTAATCCTTTTGAGATTAAAATATCAGCAAATTTATTTACTTCTTTAATAATTATTTCTTTAGAATATTTTTCATTATAATGATATGTCGCATAGCATTTAATACCCTTACCTAAAATAATATCATTATCAATACAAGAAAATGACCAATTAATTTCTTGTATTTCTTTTTGACATTTTTCTTTATCGTCTAATAATGTTATATTACATTCATAATAACTAGCCATTTTAACACCCATATTATTAAATTAAAATAAAGCCTAGTGATTAAGTTCACTAGGCTTTTTCTTTATCTAAATAGGCTCCTTAGTTACATATTTTTCTGTCATAGACATAATCATATTGATTAGATAATTTTGCATACCTCTACTATTATCTTCATGATTTGTCTTTAGATGCACATATTCTTCAAATAGAGTACCTGCTAGCATCTTTGTTCCTAATTCAAAACAATCCATAGATATAAAGATTGTCTTATCTTTAGCTTCTCCTAAGATATTATATCCTAGAGATTGTTTAAACCTAACAGGATATTCTAGAATATCAAATCCTAGTGCTAGATTTACTTCTAAAGCTTTATCAAACTGCCTTTGTTGAATACTATCTAGCTTTACATCAGGTGTTTGATATTCTTTAGGAAATAATGCCTTACACAAATCATCAAATTGAGGATGCTTTGTTTTAAGTGTTAGATGCATTAATTCTTTAAGAGTATCTAAGAATACTTGTGATGTAAGATGCGAATAGGCTGTTAGAGGTAAAGCTGATTCATATTCATTATCACATGTTAAGACTGCTTGAATTATTTCTTTATCATTACAAACAGCAATAGCATGAGCAATTTCAGATGTTGCTACATAAGGATATTTAAGTGTTCTATCTTCTGTAAGGGTTTGTTGATATAATACATTATAAGTAAATAGAGCAGGTCTATCAGGTTGTAACTCAACTGCTCTAATATTCCTATAATATAGATATTTAGATGGTCTCTTAATAATTGCTACACGATCATTTTTATAATCAAATCTATTAGGCAATACAATATAATCACGCATATTATATAGTTGATCAAACTCATTTAAATCAACTTCAATAGTTGTGTGATCATCAAGAGGAATTGCAGTTTCTTGTAACACTTCACCATGTTCATCTAAAGCATTACAATACAATTCTCTAAATGCTTGCCACAACTCCCAATTAATGCCTGTTCGAGTAGTAAAACCAAGTTGAGTTTCATCATCTTGATGCTTCATATAGATAACATCAAATGTTTTACCTTTAACATCATGAGATTTAGAGTAAAATTCATATTTATCTAAACCTCTATAGAGAGTAATTTTACCTCTATTACGAATAATGATAGCAATTGCATACTTTAGTCCTGAGCCAAAGAAACCAATTGCATCATCATTATCTTTAACACTAATACCAAATGTAGTGATGCATGTAAGATCAATAAGACCTTTATTTTGAAATGTTATAGCCATAATTAAAGTCCTTCACCTTCTTCAAATTCTACTTGAATACAAGCAATACGATTAGGTATTTTAGGATTATCAGCATTTTCTTTTGTTTCATGCAAAGAAACATATGCAAAAGCATCAGTTTTATAAAAACTAATCCAATATTTAATTTTCTTTTTAGTAATTACTAGATCATAGCTACATGTACCACTATAAGCAATTTGTCCTGTATTTTGATCAAAACTTTTCAAGCTCTCATCATCTATATCCATACAAATCAACATTACACCAGATTTAAAATTATTACTTGGTATATCACGTGCAATAATTTTATATACAGTGCCATTCTTATCTTTATGAATAGTACCTACTGCATAAATTTCAGGATCAAGTAATACAGGTGTGTTAGTCATTTCAGTTTCCCTTTTAACAAGTTTAAAGTATTTATAACGATCTGATAAATCACAATTTGATTTTAAATATGCATAATTATCATACCCATCTTTTGGTTGATCTGTATTAATTAAAAGAGTTTCATTAATATGTTTATAAATATGTTTATAAACTTCTACTTTGTATATATGACCTTTAGTAAACTTGGCATTATTTAATTCAACAGTTTCAATGCATTCAATTTCTGCACCTTCAACAATATCTTCATATTTAAGCATTTCAGTTTCCTTTTCATCTTTATCTTCATAAACAAGCTCAAACCACCTATTTAATTCTGATTGAATATTTTTATTAGCCATTTTAGCTTTAGGATATTCTGCAAATACCCAAACAATACTTCCATCAGAATTAATTTCATCTGTTTTAAGTAGTGTGCAAATTTCTCCTTTTTCAGGATAATCTTTATTTTTATACCCACCTAATTTAACTTTAATTTTTACTTTATCACCAGATTTAAACTTAAGATTGGTCATTTCTATATCTCCTACTTAAAAGGTAAATAAGGCACAGGCTTTATTATACCTGCTAAACCATCTACATATACTTCATATATAGACTTGAGTTGTTGTATTAGATTATTACAGTCATTAAATGATGCTTTAGTAGTCTCATTTAAAATGAATGTTGCTGAGAATAACTCATGATGATCATTAAAAAAGACTTGGATTAACTCATTACTAGGATCAAATGTTTGATTAAATACTGCATAAATTAAATTAGATGTTTTATGTTTGCGAAATGTTACAAACACATAAGGCAGTTTATTACGCATTATAGTCCCCTAGACTTGCTAATGTAAGTCTTAGCTAATTCTTAGCAACACTCACCTGTTTATGAATATTATTTATTCACCTAGTAAATATACTAATATAATCCAGACAATAGTAAATAATCCCCATAATGCTAAGATGTTCTTAGCTATATTATAGAGATTAATTCTCTTACCTAGACTATTAAGTAAATATGCCTCAGTATCAGGCAAATAATTACTTGTAACGATATGTTTAAGTTTTTTCATTTCTTTCATCCTCAATTGATTGTAAGATTTGCATCATAGTTTGATAAGAATTAGTCCTACCTACAACATTACCATTATCATCTGATAATATCATAGATGAATTATTCTTATGTTTCTTTAAAGTTAAACCTAATTGCTTAGATTTAGTCTTCAAGTCTTGGTAAAATACTAGTTTCTTCATTTTCATTCCATAGATTAGGTATTATAAATACAGTATCATCACCTGTATCTATTTCATAGAAAAGTAATTCATGCATAGGATCATCAATTACTTTAATTGAGTTAAGATTATCATCTTTCATGATAACTACTTAATGTTCATCAAGCCATTGCTTGATAGTTATACCTCTTTCTTTACATTCTTTAGATATAGCTCTTGCTCCTATCCAATAGACTATATAAAGAATTATTAAGATTGTGATTAGAATAGTCATGTGTTTAGTTTCCTTTGCATTACTCTAAGCACCCAAAGAGGAATATTTCTCTTTGTAAATCTGCAATCACTAGGAAAACGATCAATAATACGCTCCCGATTAATTACTATTGCTTCATCTGTAGGTTCATAATCACCAAATAGATAATCAGATGATTGTAGAGGCTCGAATAGGTCATAGTAATAAGTTACTGCAAATCCTCTAAATAAGCATTCAGCATATAGCTCATTATATCTTGATTTAAGATAGCCAAGTCTTTTATAGAAAAACTTAACATGACCTGTTCCTAATGTGTATTCACTAGGCATGTTATTACAATTAAATCGTAATGATTTAACTGCATTAGGTATGCGAGGCAATTCTCTAAACTCAGCAAGTAAATGCTTATCAGAGAGTTCTTCAACAGGAATTACATTAATTCGAGTCATTAGCTAATTCCTTCTCTATTTCATTAATCATATGGTCAACTAATTCCCATCTAAGCTGACCATATTCAGTTGATTTATCCCATTGATTTATTGTATTTACATATAAATCTCCAGCATCAAAATCTTTAATGGTAATAGGAAAAACATACCGACCTGAATACTTAGGCCAAGATTCAAAAAACTCAGTTAAACTTATTGTTGGTATTTTAATATTAGGACAAATTCCTATACCAAAATTACTTGGCCCAAACTCTTTTAATTGATTAAGTCTTTCTAAGACTGTATTTAAAAACTCTTTTCTTTCACTATCCATAACTATCTCCTATAACTACATTTAATTCATGGTATAATTACAACACATGAATTAAATTGATTGAACATGACAAAAACCCCTTGACAGAATTATCAAGGGGTTTGGTTTAGATTAACTTGTAGGAATGTGTTTCACAACTAAGCTTAGGCTTCATGCCGATAAAGAACATATGAATGTTATGCTTAGTTGTAACCTTAATAATAAAGTGAATAAATAACTTATTATCTAAGGTTATAAAGCGATATAGCCTGCTTTTGATTGCAAACATAATCAGCCCCCTGATTAGGTAAGTGAGTAATTACTATAATTACTCATCATTTTATAACTATACTATAAGTATAAGTCTATGTCAATACTACTATTTGTAAGTATAGATAAGTATGAATACTTGTGAATACTTATAAACAACTGTAAATATCATCTAATATCATTGATTAAATCATATGCCTCTAAATCGGCTTAGGAGCGGCGTACAGAGGCAAGTCAGGCTTAGGCTAGGTTATGCCTCCTGATAGCTGAAAGCCTTGTACTGCCTCGCCTGACTGGCCAGAATGAAGGCATGAAAAAACCCCCTAAGCTGTAAAGCCTAGGGGGTTATGTTATAAACAACAAAGAGCATATATAAACAGGTATGTGACGTAGAAGGCAATTAAACCAAACATCACGCCTTGAATGATTTGCCTGATAGATAAGCCTAGCATTTTACAAATTCTTGTAATTCATAAGGGGCATAAGGTAATTCCATAAAATGAGTTATTTTATAAAATTCATTTAAGCTATCTCCAGAGCAAAAATGTTTCCATATATGATTTTCATCATAATATGCTGTATATATACACCTATTACCTGCACAATAAACAAGACAGCTCTTATTATGCTGAATTGTTTTATATGCTTCGTCAATTTTACGCCAACGCATGATTTCATCCTTTAGTTAAAACAATAGCCTAGCATCTGAGACACTAGGCTATTAGTTGTTAGTGATTACGAAGCCTTAGCAAGTTTAGCTTGCTTTGCCTTCATTTCCTTTTCTTCTTGTTCCTTAGCCTTAGCCTCGGCAATATCTTCAGCTTCAAACAACTTTTTCAGAGCGAGAAAGGTGTTCATGTACTTTGTCTTGAGTGAAGGCGTTAAACCATCCTTACCAGTGATGATATCATTAGTAAGACGCCTTGCCTCACCTGCTACAGTTGTCAGACTGTCACTCAAGACTTGTTCAGGGTCTTTTTTAGAACCTGTCCCACGCTTGTCTTTCAACTTACGTGACACCATTTCTTTGTCAACATTACGCAACAAATCTTCAAAAGACCCAATAGGCATAATGTCATGTTTTGTCTTTTCCCAAACGGCCTTCAAGTGAACATTAGTCGGTTGCCCAAAGAATACCCATTGGGGAAGCATCAGCGTGTTAGTCTTTTCATCAAGCTTTACTTCATCATAAAGACGAATATTTAACTTAATGAGGTCACCAATAAGCTTAAGAGCCTTTTGGAAACTGTTACGCTGTGAAGCCGTGAAGTATTCGACTTCTTCGCGACCGGTCTTGGTGTTAGTCTTGACGTTACCAATAACGCCAAACAATTCACGCGCAATAGTAATCACCCGCAGCTTGCTCAATTTATTGTTGATTTTGCCATCTTCACGCACCAGTTTATTGCCATGGAGCACATCTTCAAGTGTGAAGCTATAAAGTTGCGGGCCATTGACATTAAGCGTGACTTCAAATGATTTTGAATGCCACGCCTGAGCGATAACATAAGTCATGATGCTAATGCCCTTGCCCTTCTTGCTGTCGCCTTCATTCAAAAGCTTGATAGCATTCTGGCCTAACTCAGTGAGGTTAGAAGGATGATTAGCAGGGACAACTTGCTTGTTTTCGACTTGCTTAGTCATGGTAGTTTTTCCTTTTCACAGATATGACTTAATCCCTAGTCGCAGTTTTTCAGCGCTAGGCGATTAAGATGATTTACAATGTTAAAGAGCAAAGCCATATGGCTTAGTACAGTTTCAGGACTTGAAACTGTAAATCAACATATAGAACCTGAAGGTAGTTTTTAGTTAGTGATTAGTGAGACGGTTTAAACCAAACGTCACCATTTGCATGTTGAATATAATCAAACTTATAAGCTTGATCATTACAGATGCAGGATACAGTTACATCATTTTCATTAACAGTAACATTAGTTACTTTGGCGTTGACTTGCCACATAGCAAAAAGCTTTGTGAGAGATTGTTCAATATTCTTAACGAATTGAGACATGACTTATAGTCCTTTCTTTGAGAAACGTTCTATATGCTGATTAACAATTTCAAAGACCTTAGCCTTTGACACTGATTAAATCCCTTAAAGCCTAGTAGTTATTAAAGAGAATAGCAGTAGTTATATAAAGCTTTAACAGGGTATCCTTGAATACCTGCTAAGCTTATATAACACTCAAACTTTTCAAGAGGCATATCCTTTTGATCAAATCGCATAAACTCTTTAGTGATTTGATCAAACTTTGCATCGCCTAAATAATCTTTAATATCAGCGATTGCTTTGTTGTATTTAGATATTTCATCTAAGCCTTCATAGTTTACATTATAGTGCATAGTTTTAGGCCCTTTCATTGCTGAAAGGCTCTAAGGGATTTAAACAATGTCAAAGACCATAAATCAGGACATAACTCGCCCCTCATTGATACACATTATAGGCGCATAAATATGTATGTCAAGTTAATGCCTGAACAAATATGATCAAGGCTTTTGAAGCATGATCAAGGCTCATATTTAAATATGGTTATATATGTCACACATATCTGTAATTGGTATTAAAACAAAATAAGAACAAATAGCTAAAATAGAACAAAACAAGAAATAGCTCTAAATCGCTCATAGAAGGCCATACAAGCCATATAAATGTTTTAGGCTACCTTGCCATATAAAACATGTTCAAGGGCGTTCTATCCTCATTTCCATAATCTAAGGGGTATTTGTTTTGTTCATTATATATTCTATATATGTTCATGGTATTTGAGGTAATATCATACTAATGTTAAATCAATCATTGATCATAAGATATATATTTATAAATAATACAAATTAAAATAGTTGTGAGAACAAATGAATTGAACAAGTCAATTATATAATGATCTATTTTTATATAAAGAATGTGTGTGTGACATATATGCACATAAGGCGCATGACATAGGCATATAAGCGCGTATAATGAGGCGGGAGAGGCTATAAAATAATGCCTCATAATATCCCATATAATAGGTGAATAATGATTAGAGACTATGAGCGAGTCACAAGACAGGTTGAAGCTGTGATCGATCAGCTAAATGATGCAGCGTCAAAAGGAGAAGCAATATCAATAGCTAATGCGTGCAAGCAAGCGCATGTTAATGAGGCATTCCTTTATCGTATATTAAATAATATTGAGGAATATAAAATATCAGATGAGTTATTAGAGAGGTTAGAAAATGCGAGAGATAATGTATTAAGTGTTATATTACAAAGGCTTGATGAGATAGCAGAGGGGAGGATAGAAAGCGCAGTTGTAAATGGAATTGTTCAAGATTCAGGTCTAAATGTTGCTCGTACTTCTTTAATGCTTAAGAACATGCAATGGAAGCTAAAGAACATGTTGCCTAAACAGTTTAGTGAGCAACAGCAAAGTAATAATCAATTGAACATTAATAGTAATAATAGATATAATGTATTACTTACAAATATGAGTAATGATCAGTTGAAAGCATTAGCATCTATGCAATTGTTAGGTGATCAAAGTAATGAGCAATGATATTAATAGTATTAAAAGACCTAGAGGTAGACCTAGAAAACTTAATACTGATTTAGATAAAGTAATAAGAGGCAAAGGCAGACCTAAAGGTAGTAAGAACAAGCCTAAGACTATAACTAATCATGTAGTTATAAGTAATGATGAAGTAATCATTAAGAGTAATGATAGTATAGAGAATGAGGGGGGTAGTGGCACGATTGAGTTGCGGGATGGTGATATTGATATTAATCTCCCTAAAATTTCTAAAACTTTTTCAAATAATGATAAAATTTCTAAAAAAATTTCAAAAACTGACTTTACTACTCAATCTAACAATAACAACATTGATATTAATAAAATAAAGATTGATCCTCAACTTGTTATTGCTGCTAGACAAAAACTTGCATTATCTAGTTTAGTTGATTATGCATGTATGATTGATATTCCTGATACTCCTATTGATGATGATAATATTGATAGTTTTAGTACTATTAAATTAGATAGCTTAGCTGATCATCATTTATTAATGTGTACAGAGTTACAGAAACTAGTTGATTTAAAACCTAATCAAAGAACATTTGATAATATAATGTTCTTTATGCCTCCTGGTTCTGCTAAATCAACTTATGTTGATGTTGTATTTGGCTCATGGTTTATGGCTAAATATCCTAGAAAGGCAGTAATTCTTGCATCTTATGGTGATGAACCTGCACAAAATCAGGCTAGAAAAGTTAAGTCACTTATTAATAGTAAAGATTATCAGAATTTATTTCCTAATGTTAGGTTATCAAGAGATAGAACTGCTGTTGATAACTTTGCATTAAGTAATGGCTCATCATTCTTATCAAGAGGTTTATTTGGTGAGATTACATCACGTCGTGCTGATCTAGGTATCATTGATGATCCTGTTAAAGGTGCAGAAGATGCAGACTCAGAAGTTATGCAGAAGAAGTCTTGGCAAGCTTATGAAAGAAACTTCTGTACTCGTTTAAAGCCCGGCGCACCTCAAGTCATGATTATGACTAGATGGAATGAAAATGATTTAGCAGGTAGAATACTTCCAGATAATTGGGATGGAGAGTCAGGAGATTTTGAAGGTAGAGATGGTAGAAGATGGCGAGTAATTTGCTTACCAGCTATATGTGATAGAGAAGATGATCCATTACAAAGAAAGATAGGCGAGTCTCTTTGGCCTGAATGGTTTGGTTTAGCAACTGGTGATCCATTAGATCACTGGAAACCATTTAGAAGTGATCCTAGAACATGGGCTAGTTTATATCAACAAAAGCCAACTGCTGGTGATGGTATTTACTTCTCTAGAGATAGCTTTAAAAGATATGATCCTAAATCATTACATAACTATATAGGAGATATGCGCAAATATGGCACATCAGATTATGCTGTAAGTGATGGTAAGGGTGATTATACTGTATTGCGCATATGGGCGATTGATGATAATGTTGACCCTCCTGATTTATATTTAATTGATGGCTGGAAGAATAAAACTAAATCAGATAAATGGATTAGAGAACAATGTAAATTAATAGAGAAGTATCAACCATTAAAATGGTTTGGTGAAGCTGGTGCAATACAACAAGCTGTTGAACCTTCTTTATTAGAAAGTATGCGTAACTGGAAGCCTAGAAGATTATCATGTAAATATGATTGGCTACCTTCAAGTAAAGCAAAAGAAATTAGAGCAAGACCTGCTCAAACATTAGTAACTGAAGGTAGAGTTTATATACCTGAGGGGGTAGAATATGATCAAGTCATTGAAGAATATGTTAAATTCCCTGCTGGTAAACATGATGATGATGTTGATAACTTATCTTTAATTGGTAGAGTTATTGATCAAATTACAATTAAGAAGTTTAAGCCTAGTAAAATTGTTAAGCTTCCTAAGACTATAACACCATTTAATAGGAATAAATAAATGGGTAATAATGCACCTCAAACAAGTATGCAGACTGATCCTGTATTTAATTATGCAGATACAGAAGGTATTTTAGGAGAAGCTCTTAGAGACTTCGACTCTATTTGGATTTCTCAACAATCAGAAAGAGCACAAGCATTAGAAGATAGAAGATTTGCTTTTATTACTGGTGCTCAATGGGAAGGTGATTGGGGAGCTTTATTTGAAAATTCTATTAAAGTAGAAATTAATAAAGCTGCTCAAGGTCTTGAAGATATTATTGATCAATATAAAGCTAATAGAATTAGTGTTAATTTTAGATCAGTAGGACCATCACAAAAAGGCGATGCTGCATCAACATTAAATGGAATGTTCTTAGCAGATTATTATTTATCTAAAGGTCAACAAGCAACTGATAATGCTTTTATTGAAGCTGCTGCTGGAGGCTATGGTGCTTTTAGATTAACTAATGTTTATTGTGATGAACAAGATGAAGATAATGATCAACAAAAAATAATCTTTCAAGCAATTGTAGATGCTGATCAATCAGTATTCTGGGACCCTAATGCTAAGCTTTATGATAAATCAGATGCAGCATTTTGCTTTGTTTTAACTAATATTTCAAAGCAAGCCTTTAAATCGTCTTATGGTGATGAAGTTCAAGCTGAATGGCCTAAGCTGTTTGTTAAACCTTATTATGATTGGTATAAGCCTGATGTAGTAACTATTGCTGAATATTATAGGCTGCAATATGTTAAAGATACTGTCTATAAATTTGTTAATAAGCTCAATCCTACTCAGAAACAATCTGTCTATGCTTCTGATGAAGATTATAAAGCAATAATTAAAAACTTAAAAATTACTGGATGGGATTTAGTTAGTACTAAAAAGATTAAGCGTAAAGAATGTCGTAAATGGATATTATCTGGTCAAGACATTCTTAATGATGAAGGTGAAGAAGGTATGCTCATTGCAGGAGGTATGATACCGATCATCCCTGTATATGGCAGAAGAATGTTCATTGATAACTTAGAGCGTGCTAAAGGACATATCAGATTAGCTAAAGACCCTCAGAGAGTTTACAATGTACAAATTAGCAAACTCACAGAAACTGCTGCACTTGCTCCAATTGAGCGTCCTATATTTACACCTGAGCAAGTCGAAGGTCATGAAGATAGTTGGGCAGAAGCCAATATTACTAGAGCACCTTATGCTCTTATTAATCCTGTTATTGATGAAGCATCAGGAGATAAGCGACCTCTTGGCCCTATTGGTAAACTTGAGCCTCCTCAATTATCACCTGTTCTTGCTGCATTAATTCAACAAACTAATGCAGATATTAAAGAACTAACTGATAGTGATGATGGTGCAGGACAAGTTAAAGCTAATGTCTCTGCTGATGCTATGCAAATAGCTGCTGAACGAACTGATGATAAAGCTACTCTTTATATTGATAATATGACTCAATCAATGCAAAGAGCTGGTGAAGTCTATCTTGCTATGGCTAGAGATATTTACTTTGAAGAAGGCAGAGAAGTTACTACTTTAACTTTTGATAAGAATCAAAAAGAGCAATATGGTACTGCTATTATCAATGAAAGAGTTGCTGATAGTAATGGTATTCAAGTTATTAAAAATCAAATTGGTAAAGGTCAATTTAATGTCATTGCTGATGTAGCAGAGCAAACTAAAGTTAAGAGAGATAAGACTGTTAAATCTCTTTATAATGCTTTGCAAATTATCATGCCTGTTGATCAATCACTTGGTAGCATTATTGCATCAACTATGTTTATGAATATGGATGGTGATGGTATTGAAGATTTACAAACATATGTTAGAGGTCAGTTGCTTATTAGTGGTGCTGCTCAACCTACTGATGATGAGAAAGAAGAATTAGCTAAACAACAGCAAATTCAGTCTCAACAACCTCCATCGCCAGAAGAACAATTAGCTATTGCTGCTGCACATAATCAGGAGGCTTTGGCTATGAAGGCTCAGGCAGAAGCTAAGGAGGCAGGCACAAAAGCTGTTGTAAACCTTGCAAATGCTGGTAAACTGCAAGCTGAGACAGGGCAGAAAAAGGTTGACACTATAAAGACTATGCAAACACCTATTGAGCAAAAGTCTGATAATAGTCAATCAAATCAACCTGTTGCTACCAATTCTAATCCTAGTAAACTTAAATCTATATTACATAGATTTGTTAACATAGGTAGAAGATAAGTTTAATCGTGCGCCAGATCACGTAAATCTGAGATAAGGAATATAGAATGTCTTTAGATAATGCAGATAATCTTGAAATTGATAATTTAATTGATGATAATGTTGAGGATCAAATTGATCAATCAGACAGTCAAGATGATAATCAACAAGATGATGATGAATTAGAGATTTCAATTGATGGTGAAGATGAGGAGTCGCAGTCCTCAGAAGAACATTCTAATGAATCTTCAACAATTAAGACTTTAAGACGTGAACTTCGATTAGCTAAACAGCAATTATCTAATTCAAATGTTAATCAAACTGTTCAAAATGAGCCTGAGATTGTCTTAGGTGAAAAGCCTACTCTTGAAGCTTTAGATTATGATACTGATAAGTATGAAGCAGAATTAGCTGCTTATTATGATCGTCAACAAAAGCTTAAAGATATTGAAGCTAATAAAGCGAAGCAGTTAGAGAAAATTAAAGAGAAACAAGCTAAGCAAGTAACAGCTTATAATGAACAAGCTAAAGCTTTGAAAGTTAAAAACTTTAAAGAAGCTGAAAAAGAATTTGTTTCTAGTGTTAGTAAAGAAGTAGGTTCTGCTATTCTTAGAGCTGCTGATAACAAAGCTTTAGTTGTTTATGCATTAGGTACTAATCCGAATCAACTTGATAGACTTTCTTCGATTACTGATCCATTTCGTTTAGCTGCTGAAATAGGCAAGTTTGAAAGTAAGATTAAAATGAATAGAAAAAATACTGCTCCTAAACCTGAACAAGGTGTAAGAGGTAAAGTTGCTCCTGTTGAAAATCAGACTACTGATCGTAAACTTGCACAACTTGAAAAAGAAGCTGAACGTACAGGTGATCGTTCTAAAGTCGTTGCATACAAGAAATCATTAAGGAATAAATAAGATGGCTAACGATTTTACTAAACAAGAACTCGTCATGTTTGATGAAATGTTGATGGGTTTTGATGATATGTTGATCATTGCAAAAGGTGCTTCGATCTACAATCCTACTACTGCCCAAGAAATGGAACGTTCTAACGATCGTATCTGGCGTCCTCAACCTTATATTGCTACTTCGTATGATGGCTTTGATCAATCTGCGAATTTTGGCAATATTACTCAGCTTTCTGTTCCTGTTGGTTTAGGTCTTCATAAATCAGTTCCCGGCTCTATGACTGCTAAGAACTTACGTGATCCTAATCAACTTGCTAAGTATGGCGATGCTGCTAAACAAAAGCTTGCATCTGATGTTAATCAATCTGTCATGACGACTTGTTGCTTGATGGGTTCTGTTGTTTCTAAGCGTACTGCTGCTGCTTCTGGTTTTGATGATGTTGCTGATATTGATGCTGCATTCACTGAGCAAGGAGTTGATCAAGCTGATCGTTTAGCTTTCTATTCTTCGCGTGATTATAATAGCATGGCGTCTAACCTTGCTTCTCGTGTGTTAGATAATAGCAAATCTCTTGATGCTTATGAGAAAGCTTACATTGGTGAAGTATCTAGCTTTGATACCTTTAAGAATGATCAGAACTATCGTCTGACTGCTGCTGCTGGTGTTACTGTTAAAGTCAATGGTGCTAACCAATATTATGTTCCTGTTGGCCATACTACTGATGCTTTAGGTAACACTACTAACGTTGATAATAGGTATCAAAATATCACTATCTCTGTTGGTTCTGGTACTGTTAAAGTTGGCGATGCGTTTACTATTGCTGGCGTTAATGCTGTTCATCATATCACTAAACTTGATACTGGTCAGTTAAAGACATTTAGAATCACTGATATTGTTTCTGGTGCTGGTGGTTCTGGTGTTGTTACTATTACTCCTCCTATTATCTCTGCTGGTGGTGGTAGTAAAGCTGAACTTGAATATCAAAACGTTACTGCAACTCCTGCTGACCAAGCAGTTATTACTTTCTTGAATACGACTACTGGTCGCGTTAATCCTTTCTTCATTAAGAAGGCTGTTGAAATTATTCCTGGCTCTTTTGCTGTTGAGCCTGAGGATGGTTGGGCTGTTCTTCGTGGTACTACTGATCTTGGTATTGGTATTACCTATGTAAGACAAGGTTCTATCAATGACCTGACTATGAAATATAGATGGGATATTGATTGGGGTGTTGGTGCATTGAATACTGAAATGATGGGTATTCAGATGTTCTCGCAAGCCTAATAGATTAAAGCCCCTAGCCATTAATTTGGCTAGGGGCATCTTCTGTATATAATTGAGTTATAATTAATTGTTATAATTCTATCATATACAAGGAGTTGCATATGAAATATTTAGAACCTAAAGCTCCTGATAGCACTAAATTCTATGTCATTGATTATAGCAAGTTGCTTGGTCCTGATGGCATTGATACATTTACTATTGAAGTTACATCAGGAACTGTTGAAATTACTAATAAAGTAAGTAATGCTACTGCAGTTGGTTTTTTCTTATCTGGAGGTATTGCAGGAGAAACTGATACGTTTGATATTAAAATCAATACCATCAGTAAACAAATATTTCCTGATCAAGCATCTATGCTTATTGTTGAGCATGAATATGATATTGACTTCTCAGTAATAACAAAGAATCAAATTATCTTATGGGCATGGGAAGACTTACGTTTATCAGGTTATATATTTGATCATACTCCTGATGAAAATCAAGCTATGTTAAATAGATTAGATGGTATGATGAGAGAAGCTAGATTACTTAATGCTGATCCTGGCTATAATCATCCTCCTAATATAGGCCAATCTAATCTTAATGATATTGCAGGTATTCCTGATGGTTTAGGAATGTCTATTGCTACTTTATTAGCTAGAACTTATATGGATGGTAAAGGTAAATCTGCAACACCTTCATTCATTGCTAAATATAATAGAGCTAAAGGAATTGTTTATAGTTATTGCAGAGGAATTCCTCTTAGACCTATTCCTATTGGCACACCTCATGGTGCAGGTATGATTAATTTCTCAACATACTTCCCATTCTTTACTAATACAATTAATACAAATAAAGGTGCATTATTAAGTGGTCTTAATGGTCAAATCATTACTGCTGCTGTTTGGGATGAAGCTTTATGGGGATAATTAAATGACTCAAGTTAGTATCCTTCAAGGTATTTATACAAATAATCAAGCAGGTATTGTTAACTCATTACCAATTAATTTTGAGCCTACTATTCAATCTAATGGTTTATCAGAAGGTTATCTATCAGATATTCCAGGCATTACTTTATTAGCTGATAATAATATTGGTAGAGATCGAGTAGGGATTAACTGGAATGGTGTTCACTATAGGGTGCAAGGTTCTAAACTTGTTAAGTTTGATAGTTTAGGTAATCCTACTATTATAGGTGATGTTGGTGATGATGGTAACTATGCTTTTATGGATTATGGATTTGATAGATTAGCAATATCGTCAAATGGCTTTCTATGGTATCTATTATCTGATGGTACATTCTTACAAGTAACTGATCCATTAGCAGTTAATGTTAATGATGTTATTTGGGTAGATGGCTATTATATGTTTACAGATGGTGAGAACATTGTTGTCACGAAACTTAATGATCCTACTAGTATCATTCCTACTAATTATGGTACTGCTGAACTTGATCCTGATCCTATTGTCGGCTTAATTAAGCTTCGTGATGAAGTATATGCTATTGGTAAATATACTATTCAAAACTTTCAAAACGTAGGTGGTTCAGGCTTTCCTTTTGCTACGAATGATAGTGCTTTTATTCCTAAAGGGTGTGTAGGCCCTAAAGCATTTTGTATCTATAAAGAATTAATTGCTTTTGTAGGTAGTGGTAAAAATGAAGATGTGTCTATCTATTTAGGATTTGGAGGTAGTACTACATCAATTTGTTCAAATGCAGTTTCTAAAATCTTACAGGCATTAACTGCTGATGAACAAACTCAGATTGAATTAGAACAAATTGTTACTGATAATGAGTTTAAACTATTTGTTCATTTACCAGATCAAACATTAGTTTATTATTGGGTAGCCTCTCAAGCTGCACAAACTCCTATATGGACTATTCATAGAGGAGGAGTTAATGCAGATGTATTATATCCTATAAGACATTTTGTTTATGTTGATAGTCAATTTGTTGGTGCAACTACTACAACAGGTAAATTAGGATATTTAGATTATAATGTATCTACTCAGTTTGGTGAAACTATAGGATGGGAATTTACTACTAGTTTTATCTTTAATCAAGGAGGCTTTACATTAACTAATGTAGAGCTTTTTATGGCTACTGGTATTGTTCCTTTAGGTGTTAACGCATCAGCTTTCTTTTCTTATTCTCGTGATGGTGTTAATTATTCACAAGAAAGATCAACGCCTATAGGTAATAGAGGTGATTATAATACTAGAGTTGCTTGGCGTCCTATGTGTGATGCTAATGTTAAAATGTCTTTAAAATTTAGAGGCACTAATACTGCAACTACCTCTATTATGCGATTAGATGTTACAGCCGAAGGATCAAATCTATGAGTTCTGGTAAGATAACAAGAGCTGATCTTTTAACATTAACTGATAATGTTCGCATTATTAAATGGTTAGAAGCTATGCAAGATGCTGTATTTACTGATCCTGCTGCACCTGTAGTTGATACAGGATTTGTTAATGTGCAAATACCGATTAATGAAAATCATATTTGTAATTATACAATAACAGCTACTACCCCTGATGGTACTACATTAAAGCTTTTAGCTTATAAAGCATAGGAGATAATAATGGGATTATTTTCTGCAATCTCAAGTATATTTACTGGTAATAGTCAAGCTAAAGCTATTAAGCAAGCTAATGCTGCTGAACAAGCTGCTATTCAAAAAGCTCAGCAAGGTATTACTAATCAACAAAATACTAATACTCAAGCATTTTCACCTTATACAAGTGCTGGTGCAGGTGCTACATCTTCATTAGAAGATATGTTAGGATTAAATGGTTCTGATAAGCAAGCTGCTGCTATTGAAGCATTAAAATCATCGCCTGCATTTACATCACAATATAATACAGGTGTTAATACTCTTGAACAAAATGCATCTGCTACAGGAGGTTTAAGAGGTGGTGATACTAATCTAGGCTTAGCTCAATTTGGTGCTAATCTTTTAGGTAATGTTCAGCAACAAGATATATCAAATCTGTTTGGTTTATCTAATCAAGGTTTGGCAGCCACTTCTAATCTAACTGGTGCTAATGATTCTTTATCAGCTTTGATTGCTAATTTATTTGATAAATCAGGTCAAGCTAATGCTTCTTCTATTACAGGACAAGCACAAGCTAAGAATGGTATTATTAATAATATTGGTGGTTTCTTAGATGCTGCTCCTAATACAGGATCAACTAATGGTTCTAATCTCATTAACATGATCACGAGTTTATTCTAATGTCAGATTTAAGCTATGATATTCAAGCATTATTAGGTGCTCCTACTGCATTAGATTATCAAAATGCTAATAATGTAGCTACACAAAATAATGCAGTTGTTAATCAACAACAGTTAGCAGCTAAACAAGCACAAACAGTTGCTGCTTTAGGTGCTGCATCATTACAGAAATATCTCAATGCTCCTTTAGATGATCCTAATAGATTGAGATATTATAATGCTGCGATTACTTTAAATCCTCAATTGAAAGATGGTATTCAACAAGGATATAAAGATTTAAACGATCAGCAAAAGTTACAGCATTTAACTGATGCGTCTGCGCAACTAGGCTATGCTCAAAATAATGATTGGGATGGAGCTATTAATCATCTTCAATCTATTATTGATGCTGATCAAAAAGCTGGTAATGATACTAGTGAAGATCAACATATGCTTCAATTGTATCAACAAGCTAAAGCAGGTGATAAGCAAGCTGCTGCCCAGGCATTAAATATGTCACAATTATATGTGTCATCTTTAGTCGGCCCTGATAAGTTTGCAGAAGCATATCCTGATCTAGTTAAGTTACCTACTGATATTGCTAAAACTCAAGCTGATATTAATTCAACTAATGCAGAAGTACCATTAAAACAGGCACAAGCTCAGCAAGCAATTGCTGCTGCTAATGAAGCAAATGCTTCTGCTAATCAAAAGCAAGCAGGTCAATTAGCGGTTAATACTGTTACAGGAGAATTATATAATAATAATCCTAATGCTCAACAGCCTAGTGGTACTTTTGATCAATCTCAATCTGATCAAAGTATTGCTCAAGGTTATGCAGCTATGCAACCTACTGAGTATAACACTAATGGTCCTAGTAATATAAAGAATCCTAATTCTAGTGCATTAGGACCTAGTCAAGCTGTTGCAGGAACTTGGTTAAGTGAAGTAAAGCAAAACTTTCCTGAACTTGCTAAGGGTAAAACTGATGCTCAAATTCTTGCTCTTAGAACTGATCCTAATGTAGCTAATCAAGTAGGTCAGTCTATCTATAAGCAAGGTGCTTATGCTTTGCAAAGTGCTGAGTTACCTGTTAATAATACTACTGCTGCATTAGCTTATAAGTTAGGTGCTGGTGGTGGTGCTGATAAAACTAAAGGTGCTGGTGCTATCAATGTTTTAAAAGCTGCTCAAGTTGATCCTAATAAGTCTCTTGCTGATGTATTACCTGCTAATGTTATTGCAGCTAATCCTAATATGCGAAGTAATGGTAAGCCATTATCTGTAGGAGAGTATGTTAACAGTGTTGCTAATGATATTGCTAAACATGGTAATGCACCTGATACTGCATTAGCTTTAGGTAATCCTAATGCAACAGGAGAAGAATTTTTAAATACTTTGCCTAAAGGACAAGCTGATCTTGTAAGACAGATTGGTACTTACAAGTTAAAGCCTCCTGTAGGTCAAGGAGGTACTACTGAGATTAGATCACCTATTATGAAAGCTGTGTTACAAGCATTTCCTAACTTTAATACTAATGGCTATAAAGTATTATCAGATTTAGGTGATTCTACTACTCAATCAGGTAAACAGGTTAATGCTTTTAACACTTATATTCAGCACTTAGCTGAATTTGCTGAATTGGCTAGACAACGCAATGCTAATGCAGGTGTTATTGGTAATACTGTTGGTAATGTTGCAGGCTTTCTTTTAAATAATAAAGGAAAGACTAATCAAATTAATGCTAAGCTAACTAATCTTTCTAAGATTATGGCTGCTGAAAAAGCTGCTTTATATGGTACTGATTCTAAAGAAGATAGAGAACAATATAGAAATGATTTTAACTTATCTGATGATACAGCTACAATCAATTCTACCATTGATCAAAACATCAATGCAGCTTTAGATAAGATTAATTCATTAAAGAAATCAACAGAACAACAATTAGGTTCTCCTGTTGATATGTCTTATTTTGTTAATCCTGATACTCAACATACTTTAAAGAAAATTCAAGCAACTATACAAACTAGAGAACCAAATCATAATGACATTCAAACTTTGTTGAGTAATCCTACTCCTCAAAATATTGCATATTATGATAAAACATTTGGTGCAGGTGCTGCTCATAGACTATTATCTACAGTTGCTCATAATTCAGGAGGTCGTTAATGGCTGATTTTTTATCTGCTATATTAAAGCCTACTAATGTATCTAACAATACAATTAGTCCTGCTAAAGAAGTTAAAGCTGAACCAGATATTAAACAACAATTAGGATATGTTAATCCTAATACTGATCCCAATAATCCTTTTGCTCAAATTAAGAATCCTGATAATAGTTTAGCAACTAATATAGGATTAGGAGTTAGAGCAGGTGCAGAAGGTGTATCTGGTTTAGGTGATATTGTTACTACTGTATTAAAAAAGCAGTTACCTGTTGCTTGGCAAAAACCTGCTGATGCTCTTATATCTGATGATGTTGTTACTCAATTAACTGATAATATATTAAATTCAATTGGTGTACCTGCACCATTAACTAATACTGAGAATTTAGTTAATTCAGCTATTAAAACAGGTGTTCAATTTGCTTTGCCTTCTGGTGAAGCTCGATTACCTGAAATGGTTGTAAATGCCTTAGCAGGAGGTGCAGCAGGAGCGGCACAGGAGGGGGTTAGACAGTCAGGTGGTAGTGATGCTTCTCAGACTGCTACTGGCCTGCTGGTAGGCGCGTCTGGCCTGATTTTGGGGCATCATATTGCCTCGCGTTTTGGGCCGAATGTTGCTAAGGTAGTCGAAGATGTTTCGCCTGATAAAGTCTTTGATAAAGATGGTAACTTAACAGAACAAGGTCAAGATATTGTTGCTAAATCAGGTACTGATGAAAATACATTAAAGCAAGCTTATGAAGAAGCTGTAACTAATACAGATCAACACTATGCTAATATTAAGCAAGCTGTTGATAATGGTATTGCAGAAGGCTTACCTGCTGATCATCCTGTTGTTCAACAAGCACAAAAAATGCTTGATGATATTGATGCTAAGAAAGCAGAGGTTGAAGCAAAGATTAATCCTCCTGAACAATATCAGGATATTAATGCAGCTGCTAGAACTCCTGAACAGAAAATTCAAGATGCTCAAGATATTAATGTTCCTCTAACTACAGGACAAGCTACTAATGATTTTGAGCAACTTGGTAAAGAAGCTAAGCTATTATCTCGAACTGATGAATTAGGTAATCAAGCTAGAGATATTAAAGAAAATCAAGTTGAGTCATTAAATCAAGCAGGTGATAATTTAAAGCAAGCCTTTGATAATCTTAATCTTGATAAAGAACAAAGAGGTCAACTTATTCAATCTGCTTTAAGTAATTTAAAACAAGAGTCTTATAACTCAGTAAGTGATTTATATAAGCAACTTAGTAGAATTCAAAATGCTCCTAAAGTTGATACAGAAGCATTTGTTAATCATGCATTTGATGTTCTTGATAAGTTACCAGAAGGAGATACTAGACAAGCTCAATTACTTAAAGAATTAGGTCGATATGATTTAATTCCTAGAGAATACGTTGAGCAAAAGACTTTTGATCCTATCTTTAATCAAACTAAACTTGCTTTAAAGAATGGTGAGACAGTTAAGTTTAAAGGTGAACAACAAGATTTAACTCTCGCTAATGCTGAAAAACTTAATCAATCTTTAAATAGTCTTTATAAACCTAATGAATATAATCCTCAGATAGCATTAAAGAAAACACTTCATGATGCTATGTTAGATACTATTCAAAAAGTAGGTAATGAGAATAGTGAAGCAGGTAAATTAGCATTACAAGCAAGACAAGCTTATAAAGAACATAGTGCTAAGTTTAATAATAAAGATATTATTCAACAATTATCAGAAACTAAAGAAGGAACTGATACTCCTAAGATTAGTCCTGATAGAGTTGTTGATTTAGTATTAGGTCCTAAAGATAATATATCTAATGTTAAAAAGCTTAAAGCTATGTTATTATCTAAGCCTGAAACAAAGCAGGCATGGGAAGTGATTAAGCTTGATGCTATGAGTAGGCTTATTAATGACTCATTAGATACATCAGGTAATTTAAGTGCTACTAAGTTAAATAGTCGTATTCATAAAATGGGAACAGCTAAACTTAAATTATTATTTGATCCTAGTGAATATAACAATTTAATGAAGTTAAATCGTGTTGCTCAAGATGTTAATGCTACTGGTAAAGGTATGACTCAGCCAGTTAAAAACCATCTTATCAATATGATTTATCATGCTAGTAAATTCTCATTACTTACTTTAGGTCATGGTGCTACTCATATAGCATCATTAGTTATGTTTGGTTTAACTGATAGTTTAGAAAAAAGTAAGTTAGCCAAAGAAGCTAAAGAGACTTTAGAAGCTATGAGAGATTATAAAGCTAATCATAATAAAGTTTCTATTGATGATCCTAGACTTAGTAATGATAGACTTAAATCTTTATTAGATTATACTACATCAAAAGAATTTATTAGACCTTTATTACAAGGAACTCTTGCTAATATGAATGATAAAAAGGATAATAAATAATGTCATTATCTAATGTTTCAACACCTTATGATGTATTTACAGATCAGACTGGTAAGATTATCAGTTCTGGTTCTGTTTATATTGGTGTAGCAGGAGAAGACCCTGAAGATAATCCTATTAATGTTTATTGGGATGCTGATGGTGTAATTCCTGCTGCTCAACCATTACAAATTGTAAATGGTTATGTTGTTAATACAGGCAGTCCTGCACAATTCTTTGTTAACAGTGATTATTCTATTAGAGTATATTCTCAACTTAGTGTTGTTTATACATATCCTAATATCTTAGCTAAAACTATTGCAGGTATTGCAGGAGGTGCTTTATCAGGAACTTATCCTAATCCTAGTTTAGCTGATAGTGCTGTTACATCATCTAAACTAGCTGATAAAGCAGTTACTAATGCTAAAATAAATCCTGGAGCAGATCAAACAGTTAAAGGTACTGTAAATACTGATATTGTTGATATGGATGGTTATACTCTTAATGGTGTATTAGGTAGAACAGGTGCATTAGAGAAATATACTCATGCAGGATTTAATACTAATATTGTTGTATGGGCTAATGGTCAAACCTTAAGTAGAACAACTGATGCTAGATTATTTGCTAAAATTAGTTCATTAATTGGTACTCAAGGAGCTAGTGGTTGGGGAGCTGGTGATGGTTCTACAACCTTTGTTGCTCCTGATTATAGAGGTCAATTTGATAGAGCCTATGCAACAACTAGCGTAGTTGATCCTGATGGTGGTAGTAGAGTATTAGGTAGTTTTCAAACTGATGCTTTACAAAACATTACAGGTACTTTTGGCGCTCTTATACCATTATCTAGTAATGGAACTGATTGGTATGGTACAGGAGCTTTCTCAGCTAATGGTTCATCTGGTACTGCTTATTCAGGTGCTGGTGCTGCTGTTAAAGGAGCAACTTTTGATGCTTCTAGAGTAGCTAGAACATCATCTGAAACTAGACCTAAAAACGTATCTGTTTATTATTGTATTGTTAGATAAGGAATAAAGCAATGACTATTAATGTAACAGAATTTCCTAATTTTGCTATGCAAGAAGGTAATTCACTGCCAATTCTTTCAGGCATTCCTATTGGCAGTGCTGTAGGATTAGCAGCATCTGATACATATACATGTAAAAATAGTATGAATAAAACATCTGTAATTATCTCAGCAATAGGTGCTGCTCATACATTAACATTTGGTAATAGTAATGTATTATCATTAGCATCAGGTCAAGTAATTACTTTACAATTACCTAAAGATACTATTATTACTATAGCTTCTTAAAGGATTATTTAATGACTTATCAAATCTCAGATAATGGTTTATTGCAAATTAAACTTCGTGAATGTTTACATGATAAAAATGGTAATCCTATTTGTAATCTAGAAGCCTATGCAGCAACACCTAATGAAGCAAAGCGAAATAAATATACTATTGCTTATGGTAATACATTCTATGCTGATGGTAAACCAGTAAAGCAAGGAGATAAGATTATTCAGAAACAAGCTGATCAATTATTTAAAGATGTTGTTCAACATTATGTTGATTTCTTAAATCCTCAGATGCTTCACTGTTCATTAACTCAAAATCAATTTGATGCTTTAGTTAGCTTTGTTTATAATATAGGTAAAACTAACTTTGTTAATAGTACAATGAATAAATTATTGCATCAAGGCCAATATGCTAATGCAGGCAATCAATTCGTTAGATGGGTTTATCAAGATGGTAAAAAGCTTGATGGATTAGTTAAACGAAGAATGTCTGAGCGCGCTCAATACTTTTCTTAATAGGTAATATCAAATGTCATGGAATGTTCCTAATATATTTAGTCCTGGGACTAAAATTCTAAGTGCTTTAGTTGATCAGAATTTTCAGTATATTATGGATATTCTGAATAATTCTATTATTAGCTTAAATAGCCCTGCATTTACTGGATCACCTACAGCTCCTACTGGTACTGTTGATGATGCTTCTCCAAGAATTGCTACACAAGAGTTTGTAATAAATCAATGCAGTAATTCTGACCCATTAGCTATTAGTGATGATATTGCTCACATCGGCTCAGCTACAAGAACTGCTAGATCAGATCATCAACACCCTAATTATATTAAAACGCAACCTGCAACTGCAAATGATAATACTATTGCTTCTACAGCATTTGTTAATATTAGATTAGCAAGTTTTATTTCAGATACTTTACCTGGAATAATTACTGCTCAAAGCCAATTTGCAAATTATAATGAAGATGATACTGGGTATGCTGTAAGATCAATTAAAATTAGATTACAAGATATTAAAACATTAAAAGATTTTGGTGCTGTTGGTGACGGTATAACTGATGATACAACAGCAATAGGATTCTTTTTAAGTAATAATCGCAAATATGTTCCAGAAGGGATTTATAATAGTACATATACAATATCAAGCTTATTAGGTGCTTTTAGTGGTTATGGACAAATAAAGACAAGTGATGGAAATTTAATAGCACCTGATTTTACAAATATTAACTCTGCTCCCGTTGAAGGTAATCCTGATAGTATTTCAACAGCATTTAACGGAAACATTAATTTCTGTAGACCTTCTGGACATTTTGTTCAAGGGTCTTTAACACTAGGTCAACCTGTAACTGGTTACAAATTTATTCCAGAATCATCAGGTAGATATAATGTTTTGTATGTTGATTCAACATCAGGACATAATGAAAGTAGTAATACAAATGAAGGAAGAACAGGTGTAGCGTTTAATTATATGAATGTTAAGCATTATGGTAATGGTGATGCTTATGCTAATTATGCAGCTGTATTTGTTGCTGGTACTCATGCAGGTGCTACTGATCCTTTAGCTTCTCCAGCAGGAGTAGTTTTAGGTGGACAAGTTCAAATTGGTGCACATAATAACTATGCTAACAATATAGAACAAAATGCAATTGATGGAGGTTTTAGAGCTACTGCAAGTCCTTTTGTTGTTAATTTATATAGAACTAATCCAGATGCTTCTATGGATGGTAGTGGTTCTCCTGCTGTGCATTATTGGGTTGGTTTTAATGCACAGTCGCAAGGTACAGTAAATGCTGATGTTGCTTTTAGGGCGTCTGGATTATTTAAATATGGCTTTACTACAACAGAAACAATATTTGATGTAAATAAAGCTGCAATTGCAATTAAAACATCTGATAGAATTTATTTAGGAGCATCTTCTCGTACAACAGGTACTGCTAAAATTGCAGGTGATCCTGGCACATGTTATATAGAAGATTCTATTTATGGCTTTATAAATTATGTTTATAATAATACAACTGTGTTTCAAATGAATGATACACAAATTACTGCTATAAAGCCTTTAGTAGTAACTCTTGATGGAACATTTGTACCTACTGCTAACAGCCAATTAGCATTTAAACTTACATCTAATACTAATTTAGAGTTAAATGTAAGAGGTTCTGATGGTGTAGTACGATCTGCTAATATAACGCTTTCTTAGGATACTAAAAATGATTGACGAAAATAAATTAAATCAGGCAATTAATAATGAACTGGTTTACCAAATTGGTCAAATGACATTACAAATTATAAGTTTAAAAAATGAAAATAGTTTATTGAAAGAATCACTTAAAGAAAATATTAATAAGCTAACAAAAATTGATGAGCCTAATTTAACTAAAAAAGTTATTAGTAAATAGGAATTATCATTATGGATTTAACATCATTATTTGATATAGGGTCAAGGATTATTGATAAAGTTATTCCTGATCCTACAGCTAAAGCTCAAGCACAACTTGAGTTAATGAAACTTGAACAATCTGGGGAACTTGCTCAACTAAATGCTGATACTACATTAGCGCAAGGCCAACTTGATACTAATAAAGTTGAAGCTGCTAATACAAACTTATTTGTATCTGGTTGGCGACCTTTTATTGGCTGGGTATGTGGTAGTGGTTTGCTTTATCAGTTCATTTGTGCGCCTTTACTTACATGGATAGCATCACTTTTAGGTCATCCTATCACTATGCCTGAGTTAGACTTAAGCACACTCTTGACTTTATTGCTTGGTATGCTAGGGCTTGGAGGTCTGAGGAGCTATGAGAAAGTTAAAGGGGTAGCAACAAAATGAGTGATGAAGTTAATTTATCAGATAAAGATAAAGAAGATATTGCTAAACTTGTTGTAGATGACATGATGCAAAGATTTCAAGTAGGAGTTGGTAAAGGAGTCTTAGATCATGTTTGGAAAGTTATTGTAGGCATGCTTATTGTTATAGCTATTTATGGAATGGCTAAAGCATATCATATATAAGAAAGTATCAGACAAACTAAAAGCCTCTAGGATTAATACCCTAGAGGCTTTCTTTTTACTTTTTTAAATTTAATAATTGTTGTTTTAATTCACGTTTTCTGAATTCAACTAAGTTAGTAACTTGAATAGTCATAGAAATTTTACTAACACCATTCTTTAGAATATATTTAAGATTTCTTTTCATATCCTAATAAACCTTTCTTAATAGCTAAGTCTTTATGAACATGAATAACATTAGGATTATCGTTATTAAGCCAAGCTTTAGATAAAGGAAAGAATTCTCTAAATTTATTTCCTTCTATCTCAACTTCAAAACAAACATCATCATTTGTTTTACTAATTAAAGTACCTTTAAATTCTACTAATTGAATTTTTATAACAGCAGGTTTATAATCAGGCATTTTGAATATCCTTATGGGAAATAATAAATGTATGCCCTTTACGATTATAAAATGTTGTGACAAAAGTATCTACATTTAAATTAAATTTATCAATTGTAGTTTTAGCATACTTAACAGCTTGTGATTGATTTGGTGAATTACTAATTGTAAATACTAAATCTCCTGATTTAAAAAACTCAGTAACAGACCATTTTAAATTCTCTATATAACTTTTCATGATACAAACTTAACCTTTTCAAGATTAGACCATCTATGAACATCAGGAACTTTAATCTTTTCATCACCTTGCTTAATCATCTTATAAGGTACTGATTTCTTAAAGTCAGCAGGAATAATAAGTTCTCTAATCTTATTATCAATACAATCAATATAGATTGTTTCTTCTGCATGTTTCTTCATAATGCGTCTAACTAATTCACCATCTTCAACTCTGTTAATAGCGATCAAAGCATCATGAATGTTTAATAACATTCTAGCATCTTTAGGCCATTCAGGATCATCTTCACAAAGATAGATGCACCTAGCAACTTTATCACCAATTGTTGATTGAAAATAGAATGCAACAATTTGACCTAAATCTTTAGGATCAAGTCTGCCTAAGTTAAGATATTGTCTGCCATAAGCATTAAACATCTTATTAGTTCTAGCTATTTGACCATAAGACCATTGCCAGCCTATTTGCAACTCAGGATTTGTCCTATGATAAATTTGATGTAGTGTAATACCTTCATCAACAGATATTCCCATAATTTCAGCAAGCTTTGGTCCTTCCATTGTATAATTAAAGCCGTGTCGTGATCGCTTAGCTTTATATCTTATAGTAGGTTTACCATCATCGTCACGATCTTCTGTAGGAACTTCATCATAAGGAATATGCCACATATCAGCAGCCAAGCTTCTATGAGCATCAAAGCCTCCTTCTAATCTAGCTCTTTCAAAGTCTTCAATCCATTTCTTAATAGCAAATCGCCAACCAACAACTCTAGCTTCTGCTTGAGATAGATCGAAGTAAGATGCTTCATAACCTTCATCTATGATAAATAGTTCTTGAGCACGCTCTGGCTGATTTTGTAAATTAGCTCCTGACTCCCACATAGTTGAAGTTGATGATAATCGGCCAGGAGCAGATTGCACTCCTGTTTGTTTATACTCACACCTAATTCTACCATCTTCATCAACTTTCATTTTAACATAAGTTGATAAGAATTTACTTTCTTCTTTAATCTTATTAAGACACAAAAGCATTTGTCTTGCTTTCTCTGGTGTCTTAGGATGATTAATCATTCGAGTTCTGTTAACTGCATCAGTTGCCATACCCCTGCCAACTAATCTAAGCTTATTAAAGAACAACTCAGCTAATTGTTGAGAAGAATTAGGATTAGGTTTATATTCAGCATCACCTGTAAGCTCTGCTACATAAGCATAGAATTGCAGATAAAGCTTATCAATATCAGCTTGAATATCTAAAGCTAATTGATCTTTTTTATCAACATCAGCTTTGATTCCTCCTACAGTCATTCTAATAAGATGAGGTTGTAATCTCATTACATGACCTTTAAAGAAGTCAAGCATTGTCTTAAAGCCATAAAGTTTATCTAAATGCTCAGGTAACTGAATAGCTTCTAGCTCTGGTATTTGTTTATAATGAACAGCTAATGTGCCACAGCAATCTTTACCATTATATTTCCAGAACTGAGGATAGTCTTTAATATCTCGCCATGACTTACCTTGATCTTTATAATAACTCATGTCTGTATATCTAGAGACTAGATAATCTAAGCCATGAGGCAATGTTGATGCTAAGGTATGACTAGCAAGCATAGTATCAAAGTAACTAGGAGGAAGTCTAAGTCTATCTTTATATCCTAAATAATATGAGTCGAACATACCATTTTGCATAACAAGTTTAGGCTTAAATTCATCCTTACGATTAAACCAGTGCTGTAATAAAGCTCTGATTTGTAATTCTTCTTCTACTGTATAACGATTACCAAATTCGTCTCTAAAATTTATACATAAAGCTTCATCTACTTTATTAGCAAGACCTATACAAGCAGTCTCATTATTAAGTACTTCAATATCTAATGCAGTAGGAAGCTTATCTCTCATCAATTGTCTAATGTAATTAATTACAAAAGGCATAGGTTGATTATAATATGTATAAACATGAGGTTCATTAAACTGGCCTTTGATAACTCTAGTAAGCTTCTCAAAGTTATGAGCTAATGTATCTCTGAATTTAGTATTCTTTAATACCATATCAGGATCAATACAGACTATAAGCTTAACAGGTCTAGGACCATTCTTTGAATTAAGTTCATAATCATATACTGATCCTTGACATTTCATTACATCAGGTAAGTCAAGAAAGCATTTAAGGGCAAATGATCCTAAGATTACTACATACTTTAGATTAGGGAGCTGTGATAACTCCCATCTAAGTAATGCGCCATAATGATCTATTTCTTCTTTAGAAGCTTTAACATCATCCTTAGGATCAATTGCTTTCTTTAATTTCTTAATAGCAATTGTTTGATAAGTTTCTGATCTGATAATCTTTTCAATTCGCAAAGCATTCCATAAAGTCTCACCATAGCCTCTAACAAAAGGAATTTGTTGAAGCATCTCACCTTCATGAACATGATTACCAATTAAAGCTATTTCAGAGTTAAAGTTACCTGAAACAGGACAATCAATTGCTAAGTTATTATGCCTTCCCCAATTAATGATGTGTCTATTTAACTCAGAAATGTTTGAGGAAGTTTGTTCAGTCATTTTAGGTTTGTCCTTGTGTAGGATATTTAGGCTCATGAGCAGCTACCATAGCATCAAGATTAGCATCTGGTTGAGGCATAGATTGTTTAGTTAATTCATATGATTTTTCTAAACTATCAGCAATTCGTTTGAGTGATATTGCAATATCTTCTAAAAGATTTTCAGTTCTAGCTATATCTTGCCAATTTAAAGTCATTCTTCTAAAGCCTTTCTTTCAGCATCTAAGTTTCTATTAATAGCTTTATCACTATCAAACTTATCAGGATACCTAGTCTTTAATTTAAAGATAACTCTAGCCATTTCTATTTCAAAATTAGTACCTAAAGCATCCATAGCAATAGCCATATACCATAGCATATCACCTAATTCTTCTTTGAGATTAGTTATATCTAATGGCTTACCATAGAATAGATACTTTTTAATAGGATCAAGAAATTCACTAGCTTCTGTAGATAATCCCATAGCTGCATGAAGTAATCGATTATCTTGTGTTGTATAAGACTCATATTCATTATCTAATGGATATTTATTACTCTCAGTCTTAATAGCATCTTTAATAAAATTCTTTACATCATATACCATATCATTATCCTCTATTATGAATAGTTCTACTAAAGCTAATTTGATCACTAATTACATACACATATTTCTGAGCGCGAGAACATGCTGTGTACATGTTTCTATTATTCAATAAGAAAGCATCACATTTATTCATGATATAAATAACATGATCATATTGTGATCCTTGACTTTTATGTGTAGTAATAGCATATGCTAGATCAATATCTTTTCTAGGATCATATTCAACTTGTTTACCATATTGATTAGTCTTAATCATGAGGATAGGAATAGCTTGTTCTCTATCACCAAAATCAATGACTACTTCACCATACTCATTATCAAATTCTTTAACAATACCAGTTTCACCATTAAAGACTGATAAGTCTAAATTGTTAGCTTTAAAGATAACCTTATCGCCAACATGTAGTTTGATATAACCTCCTGCTTCACCTTTAGTATCATACATACCAATATCCCAATTATGTCTTGGGATAGTGATTGTATTCTCATCAGTATCATCATGAGGATCAAAGTAAATTGCTTGAAGAATAAAGTTAAGCTTTCTAGTACCTACCCATTTATTATTACCAGGAACAATAATCTGATTATTAGTTTCATTAAACTTAATATCATCAAAATGCTCAAAGATAAATTCTTGCAAAGCATCAATAGGCTTATCAGTAAATTTATTAAACCATTGATCATTATTTCTAGGTAATGATTGTCTAAGAATTAAATAAAGATTATCAAGCAATCCAGAACCTTCTGCTTGTCTAAATACTTTATTTAACTTAACTGATGTAAGTCTAGGTTCATTAAGACATTTAAGAAATTGTGATGGTTCTTTAGTTCTATCTCGATCTTTCCATGCATCATCTTCGATAGGTTCTAATTGTCTCTCATCACCAAAATATCTAATGCATGATCCTGTTTTCATAGCATCTAATAGATTTCTATGAATTTCTTTATTAACCATTGCATATTCATCAGCTAAGATGAAGTCATATTCTAATGGATTTTCTCTATGCCTTCTAGGATAAGCAACACCAAATGGTTTACCTGTAACAGGATCAGTTTCACCGGGATGCGTATATTCAAGTATTCTATGATTAGTCATAGCAGGGATGCCTGTGACTTCATAAATTCTCTTAGCAGCTTTACCAGTAGGTGATGTTAAAGCAACAGTAAATCCTGCATCAACAAGACGTTGATAAACTTTCTTTAGAATTGTTGTCTTACCAGTGCCAGCACTACCAGACACAGTAACAATTCTTTTAGTCTGATCACAACATTCATTAATAGCAGCTAGCTGTCGTTCATCATACTCAATTTCATCTTCATTCATTTTAATGCTTTCTATTTAATAAAATCTTGGATCATATTTATTTAAAGGATTGACTGGCTCAAAATAAGATGCAGGAGCATAAATTATATATTGTTTATACTTATCGAAGATATTAAAAATCCCATTAAAGTACAAAAAAGGGACACCTAAATAGATTTTATCTACTTGAAGGTATCCCTTTTTATCTTCTTTAACACATCTAAGTGCTATTGCTTTACCCCTGATCTTGTATGGCTGTTTCATTATTCAACATCTTGATCAACAGGGATTAAGACATACATATCCTTAGTTAAATATACCTTAGTCATTGTTATTCTCCTTTAAATAAACATAGAGGGGAGTAAGAACTACCACAAAACTTACTCCCCTCACCATGCTTAGATACTAGTATAACTTATTAGCTTATTCAGCATCTTCAGTTTCATTAGTATCATCAGCAGCCGCAGCCTTAGGAACTTCAAGTTCTTGAACAAGCAGCTTATCACCATTCATAAGAGCAGCAATAACGCCATCCTTATCCTTAGAAAGCGAAACTTCAACAGTGATACCTTGCATATTCTTAGGATCAAGTTGAGTACCATCAGCAAGAGTAATCTTAGTCATAGCGAAGACCTTTTGAGGACCACGCACAAACGACTTACGCTTCTTGGTTTCGGTAACAGTCGTATCAGTATCAGACATAACAGTATTCTTTCTTTTTGACATTTTAATAACTCTAAAAGAGGGTTCACATGAGTAATAATCTCAGTGTGAAATGACCTTAACAAGCCTTTGTGAGCCTGTCAAGGTCATCTTTAACATTTAATGATTATTGGCGAGCCAAAATCTTACCAATGCTTTCTTGAGCCATACCTTGATAATCACGATGAGTAATTTCAACCGTGCAGGTGCAGCCCATATAGTCGTTAGGATCAACCTTGGTGCTGTTCTTAACGCCAAGCGTCTCATTAAACTTCTTCATCTGGAAACGGCCCCTAGGATCGTCACGAAGGCTCGTATAGCTATCAAGCTTCATGCCGTCAGGGTTACCATCCAAATAGTCAGCAGGATAGCTCTCAGGGGCGATAAACAGGGTAAGCTTAAGGTTCTTACGACCTGGCTTAGACTTGCTATCTTCAATTGAAGCTTGAAGAACCTCAGCAGGATAATTACCAGCAGGGAGAGGATTAGGAGCCTCAGCATTGTTAAGGTCTTCGCTATAGATAAAGACATTCATATCATCAGACATTTAGTTTTCCTTTAATTTAAACAGAGGTTCTTGCGCAAGATACCTATCTAAGTTTCCTCTGCAATCTCAATAGATAGGTATTCAAACAGGGATGCTATAAACTCGCTATTTGCTTATTCATAGATTAAAACAATATTAAGCTAATCATACATTACTATATAATTCATCCCATTAATTACTTAATTGTTAATAGTATTATCTGTTTTATTCATACCTAACAAATCTTCTAAATGCAATTTAATACTATTAATTGCATTACGTTCAACTGCTAGATAATCTTGAACAATTGAATTTGTTTCAGATTGAATTTTACTATCAAATTCTTCAAGTTTTTTAACAATATCATTATACTCAGTCATTAGATGAGTCATTAAAGTATTACTCATTTAAATCTCCTATTTAGGTATTGCAATCTTTTCATGATTACTATCTACCCATTGCTTATATAATGTTGCAATCTCATATTTAGGATCAGGATTGTTTACATCATAAACAAACTTAAATCTTTTATCAGTTGCAACATTAAACATTCTTGATTTCATTGGCTTGTAAGAGCTAAATGGAACTAAGAATATTTCTCTACCAGTAGCTGCATTATTCTTAAAGTACCAAACTTCACCAACTGACAAAGCTGTTTCATTAGGAAGATTACCTCCTAAAGCTAATGTAACAGCAACAAGCTCACCATCACTATCATGCTTATCAGCTTCATGACTAATAAAGATAATGTTCTTATTGAACCTGTTAGTTAGTTTAAGCAAGTTAAGAATAAATGCTTTTAAATAATTCAACCTAACGCCATAGGCTTGCTTGCCTGGAGTTGCTAAAGTTGATTTATTTAAACCTGCATATTTAACAGCATAATTTAGAACGTCATTCCCTAATGAGGTAAGACTATCAATAATTACTGTTTCAATATTTAACTCAGGATCAGTTAATAACTTAGTAATTTCAAATGGGTCTTCTCTATCAAACTTACCTACATAAGTAGACTTATCAGCCTTACTCATATCTACTATATATAGATCATTTTTAAGGGCTGTGTCAAGCTCTGGTTTTTCTCTGTCAAGCTTTGCTTTTAGACCTACAATTGATGAACTACCACCATCATCAAACTGAATGATTAGCTTATTACCTGGAGCAGTTGCAGCTAATGTAGTCTTACCATCGCCAGCAGCACCCCAAATAATCATCGCTAGACGTTGAACAGTATCAGTTCCTTTAACAACATTATAGGAACCTGCCATTAATTCAGCCATTATGATGCCTGTTGCATTAGAGTTTCATTAATAAATGTTTCTGCTTCTTCATAAGTAGATTTAACATAATCAGTAGGTACTACTTGAAGACCTGCATCAGTATTGACAATCTCAAAGATACGATAAGATGCAGGAGTAATTTTATACATACTACAGATATTAGACTGCATAACATTAGGATCAGTATAAACTAAGCTTGTAACTTGAGTATATAATTCATCATAGTTATCAGCTTTAGCAACACTCCATTGAGTGAAAATTTGGTATTGTTTAGTCATTAGTTGTTTCTCCTAATTTAAATTTTTCAACCCAATATTCAGCTTCTTCTTTTGTAGAATACCAAGACATACAAACTCTAGTTCTATGGCCCTCAGCACATTTATATGTCTCTAATATTCTAAACATGGGACGTGACAATGGATCATCTATACATTGCCATATACTATAAGTATTCATTATTAATCTTCCTCAGCTAATACATTCCATTCACTAATAATCATACTATCAAGAGCTTCTTCTTGTTCTTGTTTAGATGCTGTGCAGAATGGTAACATTGAACAATTCCTGAAATATCTATGACAGGAATGAGGTGACTCAGGAGCATCAAAAGGATTGTCTTTAAACTCAGCCTCTTTTTGAGCAAGGTTATAGAACCATGAGAACCATCTTTCAATCATATAATCAGGCTGCCTAACAGGATGCAAATACTGACCACCATGCGTTGACTTAGCAGGAACAGGCACAGAACTGATTCTAACCTTAGCATGATTAATATCAGACTGTTCTGTGAATACTCTAGCAGCAAGCATATAACCTCGCATCTGAGTATCCATATCATAGTATTGATATTCAGACATAATTCTAGAAGTAGTCTTATTATCTTCTACAAATAATGCTCCTTGAGTACCATCAGGATTAGTTTCATCAGGATCAAAGTGTAAGCCATCAAGTTTACCTGTGAAGCGATATAATTTAATAGAGCCATCTTCAAATGTAAATTCAATAACTAAATCAAATCCTATTTCAATACCTACATCTGTATCAGGATCATCTTTATCTCTAATCCATATAGGATACCTAGTCATATCCCATCTATTAATATAATTAATAGCTACTTCTTCTAATGCTGTCATAGACCTTTTCTTATCTTCTGGGTCTTCAACATAATTAGAAGTATTTAATACAGTTAAACATAACTGCATTAAATTCTCTCTTGTAATTGGTACGAAGAATTGAGGCTTAATCAATACCTCCCATCTATCCTTACCAAACAATCTCTTACCATGCTTATCAATAATCTGTTCAGCTAATAGATTACTTTTAAGATCAAAGTAACAAAGTTGCCATAGCCTAACAGCAGCAAATACTTGGTGTAATACTGTACCTGCTTCTAATGCTTGAGCCTTTTGATTATCAGACCATGTTTTATGCATCTGATAAGTAATAATACCCCATCTAACACATGTGTCTAATGCTACAAGTTTAGTATTATCAAATGCTGTTAGATGTTGATCTTCTGGTGTAGCAAGTCTTACTGAGATTGATGTAAATTTATTCATTGCAACTCCAATAATTTAGTATAAATTTTATTCATATTAGCATTATTAGTACCCATAAAAGTAGAAGCTAACCTACTATCTTTAGTACCTTTGGCTAAATGATTTTCATAATAAGTTACTCCATTAAATAATCCCCATGCAGTATCTCTCCTAAGATCAGCACCAGCACCAATTAATGCAGACTTCATAATACCTAATACAGTACGATTTACTTTATTATCGAAGTCTTTAACTAGATCATCAGGATCAATATCAGGTTGAAATACTGGTGCTAATATCCTAACAGCATCTTCTGTTGAGATATTAATCTTAGTTAAAATATTAACATTGCGTTCAAACTCAGTTGAACCTTCACGCATGATATTAAATTGTTCTGCTGCCCAATTAGGCTCAAACTCTACTGTATGTGGTACTCTAAAAGATGATGCTCCTTTAAAGCCTCCTGATTGAGCAAAGGTATTTGCACATACAACTACAATATTAGTAAGTCTGCCAATACTAGCAAAGCCATATTCATGTTTATGTGCTAACAGCATATAAGCTTTAATTGGCTCACCATTTGCAGCAACAAATGCTTTATTTAAATTAGCTAAAGCCCATACAAGTTTACCTCCTTGCAAAGCTCCTGCTGTTTCCATAGTCGCACCTCCTTCAACACAAAACTTATTGAAGACTTCAAAGATTTGACTATTCTGAACAGGCTTCCAGTTATCACCTACGATACTAAAGAAGCGTTCATCAGATGCTCTAATTAAAGCATTCTTACCAGTAATCTTTTGAATATTGCCTGAGCTATGTTTATAACCAATAGGACGTTTCTCTACTAACCAATCACAGCCAGCCTCTTGCATCATTTCAAATGGAGTTGCATCTTGAGTAAGTTGATTACCTAAACCATGCCAAGGCACTTCATGACGAAATGCCATTGTTTCTACTTCATGACTCATTGAGGTAAGCTCCTTAAAGCTTTATATGTAATATTACCTTTAAATCCTAAATCTCTAAGAGTACGCTTTAAAGTTTTACTATGAATATCTACTGTATTAAAATTCGTGTTAATAGTTTGCGTAAACTTTTTTATAAAATTGTCTAAAGTTTCTGGATTTTTTTGAGCCCATTCCCAATCTTCTTGTAAATTATTTCTATATTTAATTATTAAATTAGTTTTAGTTAATGTTTCTACTTCATGAGACATTTATTAATCCTCATATTTTAAATATTCATTTCGATACTTGTTAAAATAATTGTTATGTTTACTATTCATACAACCTCCTATACAAGTACCTTCATGATCTACTTGAGTTATACCACAACCTTCACATATAACAGTAGCATACTTACCTTCTTTGGTAATATCTTCTGTTGTTATGTTATCTAAATCAGGTTCATCAAATCCCATATCAATAGAACATTGCTTACAAAAATCAGCCATTATTCATCCTCATCATAGTCGCATATAGTCATTCTATAGACTTTAATTTCATCAGCAATTTTCTCAGCTTTACTTATATCAGTATCAATCTTCTGAATAAGTTTCTCTAACTTCTCTCCTAGTTTCTCAAACTTAACTGCTTGAGACAATCTATTAGTAGAAGTACAAGTATCCTTAGCTTTTCTAGCTTTAACTACTTGATGATTAACTTTAAGTCTTCTCTCTTGAAGTTTAGCAATAAATTTACGTTGCTTATCTAAGTCTAAGTCTAAGAGAGTTGCTTTATTAATTGGTGTATCTTCTTTAAGAAGATGCATATCTTCTGTTTCTATAATCTCAGTCATCATTCCTATCTTTATAAAGAAGCCATGCAATAATGAACCATAAAATAGGCCATGCTATTAGAGTATAAATAAATTCTTTAAATCTATCTTCAACAGTTTCAGAACTATCTTCTACAATAATCATATAGATATAACTAATAATACCAATCAACAAATAGATTGCTAAATAAACATACCAGTGCATATTATTATCCTTTACCTATACCATGTTTATCAATGTATTTCTGAGCAGCTCTTTTAGCCTTAATCTCATTCTCTGATACTTCTGAATATGTAGTTTCAGTAATAATTTTAATAGACCATTTCCATTTACCTTCATTAGGTAAATATGTTAATGTAATAGGAATTTTCTTATATACTGATTTAACTGTCTTAGGCTTAACATCTTCAAGTTTAATTACATTATTCATGGTACTAGCCAAGCTCCTAATACTCTATTAGTACTAACATTTCTAGTACCTCTAATTTGTCTATCATATCCTTTAATAGTCTCAACACCATGAATTTGTTTAATAGCATCTATAATACAATCATCAAGATTAATGCTGTGTACTCTTACACGCATTTCAAATAATTCTTTAGTATCTCTATTTTGACAAATCAATCCTACAACTTGATGAGGTAAGTTAGGATTAAGTTCATTGTCTTCTACAGTAATAAGATAATCTTTGCTCATGTACCCATAGCCTTATTACCTGAATGACTAAATTCAATTGTATTATTCATTAATAGCTTTTCTTTAAATTCTTTAATTTTAATTAAATCAGCATTAACTGAATCAGCAAGATTAAGTTTCTCTAATTCAGTTAATTTAGCATCAATAAGATTAGCTATAATTAATCTAGCTCTATATGATAATATCATGATTAATAAATCTTTGTGATAAGGTATTTATCTTTAAACAATTCATGAAACATTTGATAGGCTTCATCAACAGTCAATAAATTAGTACCATGTCTAGGATATTGGTATTCTTTATTTGTTGCACACATATCAGCACAAACTGATTTAGGTAATTCTAAAGCACAAAAGTCATTTGCTAATTGCTTAATTACAGTATCTTTCATTTGATAACTTTCTTTGAATAATAAAACATCCTACCTTCTTTAACTCTCTCTACCATATTAAGTTTATATAAATCATTTAATGTAGGTGATGCACTATTCTTAGAAAATCCTTTAGCTGTAATTATTTTAATAACGTCATGTTTATTATATACCTTATCATTCTCCATAACATCATAAACAATATCATAAAGCATTTTCTTTTCTCTATGAACTGATACTACTTTCTTAGGATGAGGAGATGTATAAACAGTTGCAGCTTCTGATCGAATTTCATTAATAACTTCTTGTGCATCTTTATTAATAGAAATTTTAGATGGTAGTTGTGTTTGAGTATCAGCACTTACCATAAACTTATATCCTTTACTAATAAGTAAATCAATTAAGTTATGATGATCATTAGTTATAATAGTGATTTTAGTCATTTATTCCCTTTCTATTACCAAGGAATGTCATCACCTTCTGTAGTATAGATAGGTTGAAGTACATTCTCGTACTTTGCACCAACCTCTAACCTATAAACATCAAAGATGGATACTTTGTCTTCCTCATGGCATTCTCTAGCAATTCTAATTGCATTAGTCTCAACAGCAAATGCACCTATAAATGCTTTATATTTTACTGATGATTTTATCACAATAAATATATTCATTAGTAACCCAATGCTTTAGCTACTTGTGGTAAATTCTCATTGAAAATATCTTTTATATTTTCAGCAACATGTCGATGTTCTAATTGTGTACTGTCATCAGTTCGTACATTTATATAATGTATCCAATCTCTGACTGTTCCATTCATGTATAACTTTGATTTTGTCATACCTTCTGGCAATAATTTACGTGCAACTTCTTTAGCAATTCCTTCATTAATTGCTTGTTTGTAAGCTGAATAAGCACTGTTCCAAATGTCTTTTTGAAGGTTATGCCAAAACTCATAAATGTCTTCATCGAATGTCTCAATTGAGTTTTGCCTGTTCTCATAATCCTGTAATCTAGGATTACTAAAAATTGTACCTTGATCAATTTCTGCATATCTTTGAGAGAATTCTTGAAAATGGAATGATCGATGCCGTAAGATTTGTCTTGTAATATCACGTGTTGTTTCAATCTCAACACACATATTACACATTTCAAAAGGTGACCAATGCTTATGTTTAATTAAATAAGCAATTAATTTCGATGAGTCGTCATCAACATTAGCATTGAGATTTGAAACTCTTGCCATATAAGCAATTAACTTATCTGCATTAGGAGTAATCCAAATGAGTTTTGTCATTATTATCATCCTTATTTAAACTAATTGGTTTTTGCTGTTTGGGATTATCGATGATAGATTGAATATTTTGTAAAGCTACATAATATCCAATTAAATCTTCAATGAGCATTTCATGTGTTAGATCTGGATTAGCATAATACTTTCGTAAGAAATTCTCATCTACATGTCTTGTTATATGAAGTATTTAAATAACCTTCTTTAATTATGGCGAGGCTAGAAGGAATTGAACCTTCAACTAGATATTAGAAGTATCCTGTTATATCCATTTAACTATAGCCACATTTGGTATGCCTGACAGGACTCGAACCTGTAATCAATCTGTTATGAGCAGATAGCTTTAACCATTAAGCTACAGGCATAGGATCAATAAAATCTTTAATGATATATCTATATTTATCATCTATATAATATCTAGTATCATTTCTAGTAAGCATAGTAAACTGACATTTAATTATATGATCAATATTATATAAATCTTTAATTAATTTATTAATATAACTAATATGTGTCTTAACGACATTTAAGTCTGTTTCAGGTCTAGAAAACATATACTTAATATTATCTATATGTACAGGAAAGTTACTCATATATAGATATAATAAAATAGATGCTTTGGTAGTTGTAGTATTTAATGCTTTCTTAATCTTAAAAACATTTAAATCAAAATCATCTACTTTAGCTGATTGCTTTAATTGAATAATTATTTCTTCTAATTCTTCTATTCTATCTTGTAGCTTAGAGCAATTTGCACAATCCATTTATTTAATCCTAAGCAATAAAAAGCAGACTAGAAGCTAATCTAGTCTGCTTTAATGTGGCATGGGCTATACCTATTGAATAAAAGTCAATAAGCATTGTCTTAAGCTATACCCCCATGCAGCATAGCAGCATTTGCTTTATTAAGTTTCATCTATGCGCATAAGCAAAAAACTTGCATAGACTAGATCACCTAATAGCGGTGATCAATTGTGGTGCCCTCTATCGGACTCGAACCGATATGATATTTAAATCGAAAGATTTTAAGTCTT